CCTGTATAAAGGACACGACATTGGTGTTATAGCACAAGAGGTAGAAGAAGTATTACCTGAAATTGTGGATACAAGAGAAGATGGTCATAAGGCAGTTAAATACGATAGAATGGTTGCTTTATTAATTGAAGTAGCTAAAGAACAACAACAACAAATAAACGAACTTAAGGAGAAGTTAAATGGCTAAAGTAATCGCAGAAAAAACACAAGAAGCAGTACAAGCTGACTCTACTAAAATAGTAGAAATCAAACATACAAGAACAATGCAAGATGCATCAGGCAATGATGTAGTAGTGGTTGATTATACTGAAGAAAAATTAGTAGACGATGCTATTTCACAATGTGAATCAAATATAGCTAGCTTACAAACACAGCTTACTGAGTTTGAAGCAGAATTAGCAGACTATATAGCAATAAGAGATGCTGAATAATAAATGGCTTTACCAGCAATAGGAACAACAAATTTTGGTATAGGTAGTGTAGGTGCTGATATAAAAACAGCAACTGGTTGCAATCAAAGTACCAATTTAAGTCTTAAACACCTAATGATAGGTGGCGGAGGACTTACATTTGATTCTGCTGGTGGACCATGTGGAGATATGACTGGTGGTAGTCCAGCGCCTGGAGTAGAAGACGCACCGTACGCAATGAGTGAAGTAAGAGGATTATTCCACGATGATGGCGGCGGTGGCGGAGGCGGCGGAGGTGGAGGAGTACCTTTCCCATAAATTAATTGAATAGTATCTAATAATTCAATAAATTTGAATATATTTTTAATAGCAAATAAGGAGAAAAAATGGCTAAAGAAAATGAAACAGTAAAAGAAGTAGTTCAAGAACCTATTAATTTACAAGAACAATTAAAGGTCATTGAAGCACAAATTGCTGAATTACGTGGAACACACAACTATATAAACAGCTTGTTACAACAAGGGTTTAGCGTTGTACCTCCAGCCAAGAAAGAGGGTAAATAGAAAGTGGGGGGGAATTTATTTTCCCCTACTTAAACACCTAAATCGGAGCAGGACTGAATATGGAATTAGATAAAAAAACTAAATTTACTTTGAGCATAGAAACATTAATATCACTAGCAGTATCAATATTTATGTTAGTAGGTATGTGGTTTTCTCTACAAGCTGATATACAAGAAGCAAAAGAGTTACCAGAACCACCAGTATCTAGAACAGAGTATGATTTAAAAGACCAGATGATTCGTAATAGCATTATGAATACTGAGGAGAAAGTAGAGAAACTTGAAGAAAAAGTAGACGATATTAAAGAAGATACTAAAATGATTAATAAAACTCTACTGGATATGAACAAATGAGGAAAATAGAAGATGAAAAAGTTAGACAATATTATATTACGACTCTTGTCGTATGGTTTTGCTTTATATGCTTCCTTGTCTTCTTTATCGGCGCAGTCAGTTAATCTTGATTCTTTTGAAGAAATTCAATTGATGAAGAATGAATTTTGTGCTGTTATAGAAATTAATGCAAGTTGGAATTGGCAAAATAAAGTACCTATTGAAGAATTAGAACGTTGTTATACTGGATATGTTAATTTATCTAATAAAGAAATCGGTGCAGTCATTCAAAAAGAATGGGATATTACAGTAGTACCAACCATTATTATCTTTGAATATGGAGTAGAGGTAAAACGATTTGAAGCAGATTTAAGTATGAAATTTACTAAGGATGAAATATTAAATAAAATACGCAAGGAGATTGGTCAATGAATTGTGAATGTGGATGTGGATTATGCCTAGATTAGATTTAGTAGGTAAAATTATTGACAAAGTTGCAGACAATGTTGATAGATTTACTTTAGACAAACAGGAAAAAGCTGATTTAATTTCTGAAATTAATAAAGCACAAATGGAAGTAAATAAAGTAGAAGCTGGTCATACCAGCATTTTTGTTGCGGGATGGCGCCCTTTTACGGGCTGGATATGTGCCACAGCATTAGCATATCATTACATTTTACAACCTTTATTAACATTTATTTTATATAGTTTTGGAAATGAAATTGTATTACCAACTTTTGATATGGGTACACTAACTACTGTACTTTTAGGTATGCTTGGTCTTGGGGGAATGCGCTCGTTTGAAAAGGTAAAAAGAAGTGCCTAAAAAAGAATATAGAATATTAGGGTTTCACGGAGGTTTAAACGACCATTCTGATGCAAAAGATATTCGTGATATTGATTTAAAATCGGCTACAGGAGTGTCTGTACATAGAATTGGTAGATTAGTTGGTATTGGTAATAATACGAACACAGCAGTCAATTCTAGTGAGTTTACGGCTGATATAGAACCAGGTTATGGATTACATTATTTTTCTACTGACGTAAATAATGCAGAAACAAAAACTTCTGAAGATTGGTTAGCAATATATGATAAAGCAAATACAAAAGTACGTTTATATTATCGTGATAAAGTAAATAATGATGCAAGTCCTGGATTTAGTTCAGAAGAAATAACATTTTCAGGAAACATTAAAGCAAATTATTATTATGCTGATGGTATGTTGCGTATAGGAGATGCTGGACACAATGAAAGAAGTAAATGGTTTGGATATATAGATAATGATTTATTTTGGACAAATCAACACGGAACTATAAACTTACACGATATTAATAAATGGTCTAATGGAGACCAAAGATTATTACCTGTAAGCAATTTAATAGGTGATGATTATTTCAATTTAGTAGACTTATCTAGTGCAAATCCTGATGCAACTACTATAGGTGATGGTACACAAAAAAGATTAATATTAGGATATTGGACAACTGAAGGTGGAGAATGGAGTGGTAATTATAGTTTTGGATGTACGTTTATTTATGAAGGAGACCAAGAATCAGCTTTAAGTGTTATTTATGATGATGCTTTAAATGAAATAGAAACCACAGCAAACTTTTACGAAGAACAAGTAATGTTTCAAGTATTTATTCCTATGGGTACTAGTAGCACTATTGCAACAGATGCTAGTCATAGATTGGGAGACGATAGAATTATAGGATTAAATTGGTATTTTAAACAACAAGGTGAAGATGAAGATTGGATATTTTTAATGCATACTGATTTAAAAGAAGGTGGAAAACATCATTGGAAAGCATATAATGCTACAGCAGAAACTTCTTATGGTTATTGGGATGGAGAAGTAGTAAATGATAGTTTAAAAGATAGTGTTACTGAAGGAGTAGATATTTTATTGAACAGTTCTACCCCAGCTACACATATTGCTTTTTGGGATAATAGTAACGGAACAAACAATTCTCCTATTGGTTGGAAAGATACTGGTACTGGTGCAAGTACGAGCGGATTATCGTATAGTAATGTGTATTTAGAAGTAAATTTAAATAACAATAATATTAATGGATTTAATAATAGATATGGTTTTTTAAGAGTATGGGGTGGAGCAATATCACCTTTATATGTAAATAGCGCATTAGATAGTAGTGCTAACATAGATGAAATTGCATTAAAAACAGGACAAGATGGAACTCCAGGTACAGACTGGGATACTTATTTTGTACCTATGGTATTGCCTGGTCCTGGTACGGATAGAGAATTTAGAGTAGAAGTGTTAGATGAAAACTTTGCAGTTATTGCTGATAGTGGAATTAAAACAATGACAATAGCTGATAGTGGTAAAGAAGCACCACCTGATTATGAACAAGAGGTAGAAATATAATGGCTAATTACGCAGCAATGAACCCAGGTAAATATCATTTAGGACAATTGTTCAGATATCCGCCGTTACAAAATAGAAGATTAAATGAGCGCTATATTATACAAGAAGTTAAATGGAAAACTTCTGCTATGGTAGGTAGAAGAATATATATTGGTAATGTAGAAATTAAAGATAAAGATGGAAAGTTACGTACAATGTCTGATACTGTCTTAAAGTCTAGAGCTGGTAAGTTTGATACTTTTACTACAGATAGATTAATAGATGTAGCAGTAGGAGATGGAGAAGATATAATAAGACTAGCTTCTTTTGCAGATAGATTATTACAATATAAACAAAATACTATGTACATAATTAATTGCACAAAATCACTAGAAATACTAGAAAGTAAACATAAGTTTAAAGGCGTAGACCATCATAATGCAGTATGTGAAACAGATTATGGTATAGTATGGTGTAATGAACACGGAGTATATATGTACAATGGTCGTTCAGTTAACGAACTATTTATTACTGAAGGTGTACGTAATGTATCTGAAGAAACTTGGAATAGTTTTTATTCTAAAGGAAAAACAAGTGTAGGATATTTACCAGATTCAAAACAAGTTATTTTTGTTCGTGGCGTAGATAGTTCTGATACAGATAGTGGAGATATATTAATTTATGATTTAGTAAGCGCTTCTTGGGTAAAAGGAGATAGTCAAATCAATGCTGAAGATAAAACCAATTTGATAAATGATTGGAATAATGATTTAATATATGGCTATGAAAGTGATGTTGCTAAAACTACATTACAAAAATATTCAGTAACACCTACTTCTAGTATTGCTACAATGGATATGAAAACAAAGTTTTTTAATTTTGGTAATCAATCAAGAAAAAAGATTTATAAAGTAGAAATTACTTACAAAGGCGGCGTTATTAATGATATAGACTATGAAACAACTAATGTGTTGCCTCAATATGCAGTAGATAGTTCTAATAGTTATAGTGGTGTATTTAGAGATGCTGATGGAAATGCTATTACAAATATACCTAGTAGTGGCGATTGGAGCGTTATAGAGCTATATACAAGCCCAATAGATAACAATAATGTAAAAAGTATCAGTATTCAACTTACAGAAGCATCTGCGGGTGCGGTAAGACAAAACTTTGAAGTCAATGATATTACTATAGTATATAGACAAAAGAGTGTAAAATAATGGCAAGACAAACAGAAAACAATAATAGATTATCTAGCTATCAAGGTGGCGAAGATAGAATGGAGCGTAGAAGAAATCATCATTATTATCAAAAACAATCACGCTTTGTAGAACAAATACCAAATGATATAGATGGACAAGATGGTGATATTGTGTATATTGTTAATAAAGAAAACTATAATAAAGTAGAGCAACTTATTAAACATGATGGAAGATGGATAAATTTATCTTCTGGACGACCTCAAGACGATACAAATAAACAAAAAAGATTTGTACAGGCAAGGGCAAGATAAAATGTTGATTATAGACAATAAAAGTATTATATTAAGTATAAAAAACTTTAGGATTATTTATGGCTAAAGCTCCTATCAAATCAGCAGTTAGAAGAAAAGCAACATATTCAGGTATGCAAAAAGCGTCTATGTATGATGCTATGATGCAAGAACAAATGGGTAAAATGGCTGTAGAAAATATCTATGCCAACGAAAATCAAAAGCAACGTAATATTACTGCTTTAGGTGAAGTAGTTAACTTTATGGACGCAAGACGCCAAGAAAAAGAGCGTATGCGTGAAGTAGAAAAAGGTGTTGCAATTGCTGAAGAAAAAGCTAATGGAACAGTTGTATATGATAAAGTAACACTTATGGATGTTTTTGAAGGTAAAAATAAATTGAGTGAAGTAGGTATGGAATCTTGGCAAATAGGTAAAACAAAATACGATGCCGCTGACATGAGAGCTTTAGCTCAAACTTATCAAACAAATAAAATGCAACAATTTATTAATGGAGAAATAGACGAACAACCTGTATTGCCTAAAGGTAGTGGATGGACATATAAATCAGGAGAAACACAACCTATATTAGGTACAGGATATTATGGAGTAAAAGCGGCTAAAGTATTACGTGAAGAAGATGCATACAAAGCTGGACAAATTATTTATCAAGCAGATAGGTCAACAAAGAGTTATGGTTTAGATAAATGGTCTTCTAAGTCTGAAGTCGTAGACAAATTAATACAAGATAAATTTAGTCCAGATAGTGCAAACTATGATGCAGATTTAACATCTATGGTAGGACTTACTGATACAGAAAAGACTGAATTTACTGAAACTTATGCAGAATATAAAGACTTAGTAAGTATTAAAAAAGGCGCAAGAACAAAAGAACAAACAGCTCGTATAAAAGAAATACAACAATTTATGAAACCTTATTATAATAAGATTAGCGATAATATGGCTTGGGAAGATGTTGCTCCTTATATTCGTACAGCAGAATCGGCTGATAGAGAAATGATTATTAGAGAGAATGAAGCTGGGTTAGGGTTTGATTTAGGTCCATACCAAATTAATACAAGATGGTTGTTTGCTGGTGATGGAACATTTCAAATGATGGCTGGTACAGATAAAGTATATGCACCTTGGGCTGAAATAGATACAATGTTAATGGGTAGTTTAAGTGAAACAGAAAGACAACAACTACCACAAGGTACTCCAACATATACTGGTAAAGAAAAAGGATTAGATTTAGGAGATTTTTACGGTGATAATTCTATGTGGAAACGTTATAAAAATAGAGATAATATTAATCCATTTATAGAAGAATATAGCGAAGAACAAGAATTATTAAAGAAAGCTGGTATTGTAGATGAAAATTTACAATTATTTAATGTAGATGCAAATGCAAGTCAAATATATACTATGGAAGACGAGGTAGAATAATGGACCCATATTCAATAGCACAATTAGGATTATCAGCATATAGTATATTAAGCGGAGCTGGTGCTGAAGCAAGTGCAAATAGAGCGCAAATAGCTTCTAACAATATACAAATAGAATTTTTAAATGATGCATTAGGATTTACAAAAGATACTGCACAAGCACAGCGTGAAGTTGCTGAAGACGAATTTAGATTTAGTTTTGAACAAGCTGGAATAGAATCTGGTACACAATGGGAAGGCATTGGTAGAACAATGGAACAAACATTGGATTTAAATAAATTTGCTAATGTAGGTGCAATAGAATCAGAAATGGATTTTTTAACTGATAAAATGGACCGAGCATTTCAATCTCAATATGTACAACTAGAACGAACAAGAGATGCTGGATTTGCAGCAGCAGATGAATATGAAATTAGTACATTAGCTTCTATTGAAAATCAGAAAAAATTATTAAAAAGACAAAATCAAAATTTATCAAAAAGAGATAGTTTTTGGGAAGTATTATTTTAAAGGATAAACAATGGCTGTAGAATACGCAAATATATTTAGAACATTAAACTATATGATGGAAAGTCGTGCTAGAAGAGAAGACGCTAAAACAGAAGCATCATTAAGAGCATTACAAATGGCGCAACAAGAAGAACGATTTGACAAAGAACTTGCTTTTAAAAGAGAACAATTAGGATTACAACAAGAAGAATTGTTAGCTAAAAAAGAAGAACGATTTATTAATAGAGCAAAAGGATTAGCACAAGTAGCATTAACGAATTGGGGTTCAGAAGCAAAAACTGTATGGAATACTACTTTTGATGGTTGGTATAGTAGCTTTTTAGATGAAGATGGTGCTATATCTGATAAAAATAAAAAAGCAATGATAGAAAGTTTAACTGGTAATGGAGACTTTGTATTTACTGACACAGCAACAGGCAAACCAATTACAATGGATGTTGCAGCAGCAGACAATTTGATTACACAAATGCGTGTGATAGACAAATTAATTAAAGGTGGTGGAAGTGCTACTGGTGAATTAGATATTTTATATGGACAATGGGAACAAGCAACTGGAACTGCATTGACTAATTATAATGATGGAAAACAATTTAGAGATGGATATAATAGATTGACTGCAGAATTACAACAAGTAGAACTAGGTGATTTTGATTTTAATATTTTACAAGACCAAATAAGTGGACTTAAAGATATGATATTAGATGAGTCATTACTAGGTGCAGACGAGTCAAATATACTACAACCAGATAAAAGCGAAGAAATAACGTTAGAAGGCGTATTAAACACCTTAGATTCTGAATCTATGATGCAATTTATTAATTTAGATAATAGCGAAGCTAATATGTTAGCACGTAAACAACAAATTGTAAAAGGAATACCTTATTTAAATGAATGGGCTGTAAAAATAGATGAAATGACTGTACCTTATGACGCAGATGAGAAAACAAAATTTAATGCATTAAAAGGGCAAATGGATATTATTAACTATGAAATACGTAAAAGTCAAAATGCTTTAAAAGATTTAAATAAAGAAATTCAACAAGAAGTAAATCAACATAATAAATACATTGATTATAATGAAAGTATTGGATTAACAAGTGATATGAGCAATGGAAATATTTATGGACCTGAAATGCAAGAACAGCACAATCTTGAAAAATTATTATTAGAAACAACATTAGATGTGCTAGAAAATAAGAAACAAGAAATAAAACCAGCATACAATAAATTATGGAGAGGATGGTAGTAAATGCCAGATTTAAGTGAGTTAAGAAAAGGCTTAAACTTAGAACAAAAAGTAGAAAAACAATTTGAAGATAATTTAAAAGGAATTTCTACACAAACACCTACACAGATACCTAGTTCTCCTATAGGTCAAACACCTGTACAACAATCTGGTGGTATGATTGGTGCTAGACGTATTGAAGTAGATGAAAAGAATATGTTTGAAAACCTTGGTTCTGGATTATGGGACTTTGGTAGAGAAGCTGGAGAATCATTTGTAGATTTAGCATTAGGAGGAATACCAAGTGCCGTGAGTGATTGGGACCCAGCAGAAGGTGCATCTGATAGTTTAGGTGGTAAATTAGGACAAGCGGTAGGTAGTGCAGCTGGATTTTTAGTACCATTTAAATATGGTGCACAGGTTATGCGTGGTGTAGGTAGAGCATTTGCTGGACAAAAAAGTGCTACTAACGTTGCAAAAAGTATTACTAAAGATATTGAAAATGTTTTATCAAAGAAAGGTGCTATAAAATTTGGTAAAAAAGGAGAATTAGCAGATGGTATTAGTAAAACTGATGACATCATTGAATCATTTAAAAAACACGTATTAGACCCTGCATTAATTAATCCTATTAAAGGATTTGATGGAGCGTTTCAAACAGTAACAAAGCGTAATGAGTTTTCAAAACAAATTATGGATAACGCTTATAAAATGATAGATGATTTGGCTATGCAAAAAGGATTTAGAATTGATAAAGGTGTAGCAGAAAAAGCAATTAATTCTATTGTAAAAGATGCTTGGAAAGCGGTTGATGGTGTTCCTATTACTAGTATGCAATCACTTATTGCACAAAATTTACATAGATTTATTCCATTTAATATGATGCAACAAGGCGGTAAAGTCGCAAACCTATATGGTCATTTAGGTGAAGAAGCGTTATTGTTTGCTGGTGTAGAAAATTTAATGCACGGAATTGATGTATTAGGTGGTAAGTTTGTTACAGGCGATGAAGTAGAAGCTGATTTTGGCGGAACAACAAAACACGCACTTATGATGGGACATTTATTAGGTGCAGTAAGATTTGTTCCTGGCGGTGTTAGAGGTGGTATGTTACCATTAATGCGTGGTAATGGTGCGCAACGTATAGAACGTATATTAAAAGCTAGTAAAAACCATTCTTCTACAATTGATGTTACTACTAAAAAAGGACAACAAGCGATTTATGACCAATATAATTTATTAGCAAACATTAAAGATGATGCATATACAGGTGGTCCTATTGCATTAGACTTAAAGAATTTTGTAAAAAAACATCCATTATGGAATAGAATAGATGATGAAGCGGCTTCTACGCAAACATTTAGAGATATTATAATGAACAAATCACGTGGTAAAAAAGCATTACAACAAAAAGAAGATGCAACAATTATTATGCGTGATGCATTAAGAGATTTAAATAGACAAGTACAAGGTCAATGGAGAAAGAAGTTTGTAGCTGAGTTTGGAAAAGATATATTACAATCTACTCCTAGAATGGTATTAGGTGGTTATACAATGGGTGGTATGAATGAAGTATTCTTAAATCCAAATATACCATTTGAAGATAAATTAATTAGTTTTATGACTGGTGCATTCTTAATGAAACACGGAAAAGAACTACAATATAAAAATATTAATGGTAGTTATGAAGGAATGCAAGTATTAGGGTTTAAAGCTCACGGAGAATTTCCTAAAAAATTATTAGCACAAGAACAATTAATGAATGCATTTGGTACTTCTATGAAGAATAGTCCTGAATGGTCTAATATTTATGTTAAAGCGTTAATTGAAACTGAAATACCTTCTATTGTACGTAATCAAACACCAGAAAATTTAGAAACTTTAAATAGTATTCACGATATGGTAATTGCAGGTGGAAAAGGTAATGTAGGATTTACTACTGTAAAAAGTTTAGATGTAAAACCAAAAGAAAATAATCAAATTAAAAATGATTCTCAGTATGAAAGTATTTATAATGAGATTATACACCAAGAATCTACAAACATCAAACGTGCGGCTCACGAAACAGAAATATTAAAATCTAAAAAAGAAAGACGATTTAAAGTTTGGAGTGAATTAACAAAAGCTGAAAAAAATAGATTTGTTAAAAGTGCTGATAAAGAAGGATTAATGACTCGTTTAGATGTCTATGATAGATTTAATGATGCAAATGCTGTATTTATTAATGAGTTAAGAGATTTATTAGATGTTAATGCTACTAATTTAGCTGATGTATTTGGAGATGTAGGATTGTATACTAAGATACCTAATAGCTCACGTATAGAATTTAGACAAATTCGTATCAAATTATCAGGAGAACAACGTAAACAATTAGATGCTAGAACAGAAGCGGCTATTGATGGATACAATGAATTAGTAAACCTAATTACTTCAGAAGGTGTACATACAAAATCCAGCACTCCTTGGGAATTAACTGGTGATAAATTTGATAGCGGTAAAATGCAAGAACTATTAGCAACCTATAAACAAGGATTAGGTGAACTTAATGGTCGTTTAAAATTAAATGAAATTAGACAACAAGTAGACTACTCTACTGAAACATTAACAGATGCATTTAGATTTTTAGACTTACATAATGCAATTAGAACTGCTGCTGGTCCTAATGGATTAAAAAACATATTTGATACAAATGCAGAATTTGCTGATGTATTTATGGATGCAGATACAGCATTAAATGTTGTAGGTAATTTTGTAGTATCAAGAGGTAGAAATAGAGATAGACAATTAGAACATCAAATGAACGCTATCTTAAAAACTATTCGTCAAATGCATTCTAATTTAGACCCAGCATTAGGAAGTGCTAGTACTAAAACCATTACACAAGAACAAGCTAGATTTGTTATAAACACTCTTGAAAATGTTGGTATACACGCATTTAGCGGTGTATTAAAAAGAAATAATAGTTCCTTAAGTATTACAGAAATGGGCAAACAAGTAGCACAACGATACAATATAGAGCGTTTACGTAATAGCACAAAGAATAATGGTGAGCGTATAGATGTAGAAGACATTGGCGTATTACAAGCATTAGAAGATTTTGGTATTACGAAAAACTTTACATTACGTTCTGTGTCTAGAGTATTGTTTGATGTCAAAACAGAAGGTTGGTTAGATAAAGCAAATACGGATGGTATTGAAGCAACTATTGAATCATTAAAACAACAAGGAGTTACCGAAAATAATGTAGGGATATTAGATGCATTATTGTCTATGCAAAAATTAGTAGAAAGAGGAACTTTAAAAGCAAATGAAGCTCCAGGGTTTTTTGATGATGTATTAGCGGCGTTACAAGGAATTATTAGACCATATGAAATTAATCCAGTAAATAGCAAAGGTGAACCTGTAAGAAAAATTGATGGTAAAGATGTTATTAGTGGTGCTGGTGTATTAAATAGAAGTGGTGGTAATAAGTACGAAACTGGTATTACACCAGCAAAACTTTTAGAATTGAAGAATCATATTGAAACTATTAGAACAGAAGGTTTAACAAACGAAACACAACGATTTATAAATGATATTACTGAGTCTATTGCTCGTACAGAAAATATGACTAATAAGCGTTTTAGATTGTTAATACTAAATTTAATGGGACAAGGTTCACGATTCAATTACAAGAGTGCTACAGAAGTATATACATTAGCACAAGAATTAAAGTTATACAATCCTAAAGGAGATAAGAAGTTTGCAGACGAAGATTGGAGTGCTGAAACTATTAAAGAGTATAGTGAAAAGTTAGTCAATAGATTAAATCGTAATTTTAAAGATGAAAACAAAGCAATTGATGAAGTGTTAAGAAATGATAAATTCTTTGAAAAAGATTTTCCTGAACCAAAAGATGTTAAGCTAACTGATATTCTAAATAAGTATGATTTTGCTGAAGGTAGTAGATTTAAATTGCCACCTGAAGCTGGTAGAACTACTGCAGACCACGTACAATATATGCAACGAATTTTAGAAGATGTATATAATAAAGACTACGATTTATTTATAAAAGATTTCCAAAAAGATTTAGGAAAAGCAAAGATTGTAGATAGGGATAATGCTCCTAAAGAAATAGACATACAAGAAGCTACTATTGCTTTAAGTCAATTTATACAAACAAAAAATAAACAAATTAAAGTAGTACGTTATGATTGGAATGGTCAAGAAAATAAAAATGTATTAACCTCAGAAGATTTAATACAAGAACCTATTGTAGTACAAATACTTCGTGGCGCTCAATCAGAATTTGGTAAAGAAGTAAATATTTTACAAGGTAAGGGAATTAATGATAAAGGTAATAGACAAACATTATCTGATGCTGGATTGCGTAATAATGCATTAGAAAACTTATTCCAAGGAACTTATGCTTCAATAGATAAAGCATTTGCTATTAGCGATATTTTTAAAACAAAAGAACAACTTGAATGGGAATCTGTAAACTCTTTTAATCCAGATGTAAACGCAAATCAATCATTTATTGCATTTCGTTGGGGAAAACAAGAGTATGCTTATCTTATCAAATCAGATAAAATAAACTTAGATGCAATTGCTAACAACTATGTAAAAATGTTAGATGCAAGATTAAAAGCAAATAAAGATGTTAATATAGATAGAAATAAATTATTAGAAGAAGTAAACATTAAAGAAATATCAGAAGGTGTTTATGAATGGAACATAGGTAATGATACAACATTAGCTACAGAAAATATGCACAAAGTAATGAATGATTTAATCTATGATAGAATTATTGGTCAACGTTACTGGAATGAAAATATGCGTACGTTTGAAGGAAAAAATTTAAATGGATTACTAAAACGTGCATCATTGTTTAACAACATAAGTGCAGTAAGTCAAACAGATGCGTTAATTAAAATGCATTTGAATGCCTTAAAGCGTAAAGGACCTAGAGGAAAGTATGAAATTACTTTTGAGGGTAAAGAAGATGTTATAGAAGTATTATCTGATTTAGCTAATACAAAGAAACGCTGGAAACAAGTTACCGTAGCTGATGAAGTAATTGATGGTATTGATGTAAAGAACTCAGTAATAGAGCAAATTAGACAAGATATTGCTGAATTAAAAGCTGAAAATAAAACATTAGGCGATAAAGCTGAAAAAGAATTTAACGAATTAATAGATAGTAAAAAATTTTCTGATGCATCAGATGTAAATGGTATTACGTTTGTAAGCGAAAAAGTATATAAAGCACTAGCATATTTAGCTGGGGAAACTGATTTTACAAGAGTAGGTGGTATTAAACCTATCATATTAGGTACAGGTGCTAATCAACAATTATTTGTAAACAAAACAGCTATGGTAAATAATCCTAGAATAAAATCTATATTTGATGCAAATCAAGATGTAGCTTGGTTAACTTTTACTAGTGCTAGTAAACAAATAGGTGCATCTAGAGAAATTAACTTACTTCGTGCTGAAGATGTATTGAAACCAGGTTTTGTTATTGACAATGCGTTTAAACAAACTATTTTACCAGAAAACATTAATATTATTAGTACAAAGAAAAGTAAAGAATATGCAACATTATCTATTAATCATACTTCACATTTAAATACTAAAGAATCTAGAAAAGCATATTACTTGCAATATGTAGAACCAAAAGTAACTAAAATTAAACAAGCAATTAGCGACTTTAAAGACCCAAGTAAATCTAATTGGACAAAAGCATATTTTAAAAGTTTAATGAATCAACGTGCAGAAACACGATTAAGCTTAGGACAAGAGATGTTATCTAGTGAAGGTATTATGGCGGCATTTGCTCGTAATAATGTACTACCAACTATTATGACTAGACAATGGGAAAATATGATTAAAAACAATCTAGTAGATGATATGTTTAAAATTAAAACTGTAGGTGGTAATGCGGTATTATCTCCAACAGACTTTGGCGTAAAAGATATATATAGCGGTGAACGATTAAAGAATACATTAATTGTCGGTGAAAAGATTTATAATTTTGGTGAAGCTGAAATACCATATCTTGATGGTTTAAAACCTATTGATTGGAAAAATGAAAATGTAAATTTAATTCAAAGAGTTAAAGGTGATTATGATAAAGTGATAGATGTATTTGCCTCAGAAAATAGTAAAATTAAACAAGCGCTAGAAAAAGAAGGTATTAATCAAAACTCTTCATTAAATGACTTACAACAAGCGGTATATAAACTGGGTAAAGGTAAAGGTGAATATCAAGTAGCATTAGCTGTAGAACGTAATCCACATACAAAACCAAGTAGTGTAATGGTAGTAGGGTTAAAAGGATTCTTAAGTAAAGATATGTCTAATCAGTTTAATTTAAATAGTGTAGATGTTAAAAGAGCGGCTGAAGGAGACTTTGATATTGATACCGTAAACTATTGGTGGAACTCAAATAAAAACACATTAAGTGAATATGTTAAAGGTCGTGAAATGATACAAGATTCACAACCGCTTCCTAAAGAAGGTGGTTTGATGAACTATGAAGGATTACAAAACACAGCTGAAAGTATACAAAAATATATGGCATACGAACAAAATGCTATGTATCTACGTGGTTCTTTAATGAATGCTAATAGAATTGTACAATATTTCTTAAGTAACCAAACTACAAGAAAACAAAAATTTATTGATAGTGAAACTGGTAAATCAGCACGTGTAGTATTTGAGTTTGGTGAAGGAGCAAATAAAAGATATATTACTATTAGACAAGGAGCTTCTTTAAAGAAAGTATATCAAAAGATTGCAGACTATAATCAAGCAATACTTGACTATGAAAATGGATATAATCGTAATAAGTTTAGCGACAAGCAAAGTATTATGGACGATATATTCTTTAATGCAAAAGACGGATTTTTTGTACAAGCAAAATTAATTACTACAAGACAAAAAGTACAAGGAAAACAAATAGAAACATCTGAACTTACAAGATTAGAAAATGCAAAGATTGATTCTAAAGATAAAGAAATTATTACAAAAGCATTAATACGTCCATACGAACAAATACTAAAACTATCTAATAAGATTTATAAAGATGGTGAATCTAAAAGTGTAGGATGGAGAGACTTAGTATCTCAAGCAGAAGAATTTAATTATGCTATGAATCGTGCACAGTATTATGCAAACAACTTAAATGGAAAAAAATGGAATAGTCAGGATATAGACTACTTTGGTGGATTTGCACAAGATGCTCGTTTAACAAATACATCTAAAACATCTGAGAACTTTATGCATCACGATAGAGTATTAGCTGAAATTATGCATATGAAAAATATTCAGTTTAGACCTGTAGGTAGAAAAGACAAATCAGAAACTATACCTTTTGCTGATGAAATAGCTGAATTAACTAATATGCCAATTAATGATATGGGTGATGCTATTGCACAATTCAACAGTAATTTTAAAAATGATGCAAGAAGTATACAGGTAGCAAATGAAATACAAAATAGAATAGACAAACTAAAAAGAATACGTTCTAAACAAGCTAGTATTAAAGGTCAAGGTAATTATGATTCTTATAATTATTATGATAGACAAATTAACAAATTAATAAAAGCAAAAGATGGTATATTAAATAACTTAGTAATCTATAAACCTGGTATGGATAAAAAAGGATTTCCAATTACAAATAAAGATTATGATGCTATTCGAAATGCTAGAATTAAATCAGAAGTATTTAAAGAAAAAACAAATCTTAAAAAAGATGCATTAACAAAAGAAGAATTTGATGCCGTTGTAAAACGTGTAGATAAAGACCTACAAGACAAAGGTATGCAGATAGATACTGTAAGAGATTCTGATATGATTAATACATTAGCTCTTATGGAAGGATTTGGATTCTATGGATATAAAGTAGGTGCAGAAATAGGATTTGCTAAGAATGAAGGACAATATAAATATATTGAATCTAAAATTAGAGAAATTAAACAAGATTATAATGCGGCTTGGCAAGAATTTTTTGCTAAAGATAAAGTAAGATGGCGTACTGAAAATGAAATTAAAGATTGGTTTTATAATCAGATAGATAGTTTTTTACAAGGATTAGATTCTCAACAACAAACTTGGTTTATGTTGCGATTAATGACACCTGAAATGGATACTTCAACACTTGTAAATTATAATGGTAGTTTTTTCTTTAAACCAACTACAACAAATGTAGAAAAATTTATTAACCTAGGATTAGGATATATGATAGACTCACAAACAAATAGTGCTTCTATGGTAAAATTTGACACAATGCAAGTAGATGCATTCGTCAAAGGAATTGGTCGTAGTTATGAATATGTATACAATAGACTACATAATAGAGAAACAGATATTAAAGCATTAAATGAAGCTACAGGTAAAGATGTAGAACATTCATTCTTTGTAGAACCATTTGAAATTGCAACAGGACATAGTAAAGCGGAACTTGTAGATGCATTCTATCCTGGCACAGCTAGTAAAATGAGAGAACAAATGGAGTTTAGTAAGTTAGATGAATATAGTAGATTACAAAGTATGTTTGGTGTAGGTATGATTAGAGATATTATTACCAATGGTAAAGAACTACAACTACCAACACACGTAATTACACGTATGAGTATGTATGGTAGACATATGCAACTTAATGGTATAGAAGGATTGCGTAGAGCTCAAGAAATGGACGATGCATTGTTCTTGTATCAAAAAGATAAAGGTAGTATATTTAACACTAGTGATACTATGTCTGGAGGTAGCTATAATGGAGTCGACCATCTTGGTAGAAAGAAATACGGAAACGAACAAGCAAACCCAGAAGATGTTGCTAATAGACATATTGATGAACTAAAGAGGAACTGTTAATGGCTGAATGTAAATATCCCTCACAACAAAGAGAAAAAGATGCAATGGCGTATAGAAAGATTGCACAAGATTTTCAAAGCAAATCAGTAATTCAACAATTTGGTTCACATTCTGCTGATATGTTTAATCGTTTAGTACATCAAGTAACTAATGGTGAATCACGAGTACCATACACAGAAGAATTAAAGTTATTAAAACGATTAACAGATAGAACTGTAAAAAATGTTGGCACTACAAGAGGTAAGTTTGCTGAGTATATGTATTTGCCACAAGAGCTGTATAAAGATATACCATTTGTTGCTGATTGGTTTAAAGATGTACAAAAGTCCAATGAGTTTATGAAAGGTCAAACTTCTATGTCAAACGAAGGACTAAATAGAATCTTGCGTTTGTTAAAAGGGGATGCATTAATTGAAGGTGCTAAAGTAAGTGATAAAGTAAAATTTACTAAAGCACAAAAAGAATTAAAAAAATTGTATGGGGAATATAATAAATTAAGAAGAGAAGGAAAAGATGGTGAAGCTGATAGATTGTATCACGGTGAAATAGCTGAGTTTATGAAACAAGGTGAAGGAAAAGTGTTACAACAATTTCACGAACTAGCATCTGCGCCTAAAGAAAGAACAGCAAATGACAGTAGAAAAACATATGACGAGTTATTAAAAACAGGTCAATATTCTAATAATGTCAAAGCGGCTGCAGAAGTATGGCGTAATCAATTACAACCAGAATCAACAAGATTAATGATACAAGGTATTAATAATATGTTATATGGATTAAAAAATAACAATCCTATAATGAAAGATTTACCTGGTTTTAATGAAACTATACAAAAACTAGAAAGTGTAAGAGATAGATTTAAAGATGCTGATTTGCAACGTAATGGATATTTTCCTGTATTAAGTTTAGATATATTTCCTTCATTGTCTAAAGCGGCACAAAAGTTAGCTCTTGCAAGTAAACCTAAACAAGTAAAAGAAGCTACAGATATTATAGATAATTTAGAAAAAGTATTAAACGAAAACATTTATATCAATAGAAACTTAACAGACTCTACGCCAATGCACGAGCGTATTAATTATAATGTATTTCCTATTATGCAATCATATGCTAATAATGCAATACGATTTAATTACAATGCATTTAATACTAGAAAGTATATGGATGTAATGAAAGATATAATGGAAACACAATTAAGAGGTGATAACAAACAAGTAGAAGCAAAATTAAACTTTTTAAAGAATTATGTATCTGATAGTTATTCTGATATTGTAGGAACACGATTTGAAAATCCTACTATGGGAACACAACTATCAAGAATGATTACCAGTTTAGAGTTTGCAAGTAAGTTAGGATTAAATATTAGAGGTGCGGTTCGTAATAGTACACAAAGTTTATTTAACTATATTTGGTTTGGCGGAAATGGAATTAAACAAGCTAGAGAAATTTATAAAGATACAGATATGATGGCTCGTATTAATGAAGGGCTAAAAAATAATGGTGTATTGTTTCCTGAGATTACAGATATTTATGGTAGTATGAAGTTCACTCGTACAGAATATAACGAAAGAACAAAAACATATGAAGAAGTTATAGATGTGTCTATGGGCGATAGAATAGGAGACCAAATACAAAAGACTGCTGAAACATTAGGTAAACCTATGACTTGGGTTGAAAATAATATTAATCGTAGATGGACATTTAAAATAGGTTATGCATTATCTTGGAAAGCTATTGAATCTAATTTACAAATGTATCAAAATAGATTTGAACGTGTATTACAAAGAGATTTAAAAAGAGAAGGTAGAGAAGAGACTGTAGAAGAATTACGTAATAGTAAAGATAGAAACAGAAAGATATTTAAAGAAGGCGATGCTACTGAATATGAATTTAGATTTGAACAATATAAAAGAAAAGTAGCTGAAGCTGAAGGTAATGCCGCTACTAGAAATTTACATTTTGATTATTCGCCTCTTGCAAAAGCAAAAATTATGCGTGGTCCAATAGGAGCAATATTAACACAGTTCCAACATTATGGATTTAACTTTTTTAATCTACAAAGAAAAATTGTAAGAGATGGTACTGACGCTGTATTTACTAAACAATGGAATAGTGAACCTGCTTGGAGAATGTATCGTTTAGGATTAACTTATTTAGCAATCAATGGTGTTATGGCTCCATTATTAAATATGGATTTAGGGAACCTTGTACAAAATGATACTTGGGAAAGAATAAAATCATATCACGATGTAGTAGCTGGTGATGAAGAAACTCGTAAAAGAGCATTTTTTGGTAAAGGTCCTATTATAGGTACATTTGGTGGTCCGTTTGTATCAGACGCCGTATCGATAGGAAACATTATGGGATTCTATAATATGGATGAAGATTCTGCATTAGCATTTATGGCTGGATACCAAGATATGTCTGAGTTATCTGGTAATGAAAAAATGTCTGAAGCTGTTAAAGTATTAAACACACAAACACATCGTCTGTTTACTAACACTATACCTAAATGGTCTAAAGGAATTAATAGCTTTACATTATTACAGGGTGAATTAGGATTATATCCTAGAAGTGAAACTCGTAAAAAACAAATTGTACAACCAGCTGTTCAAAAATTATATGGTTTAGATAAAGAAAAACCTAAAAAAGTACAGCGATATGATTATAATAAAGCTGTAATGGAAGCACTAGATAAGCTATAAACCTTGTCTGTACAATATTTTTAATATAACTATCCACTAAATTTGTCTGTTTACTTGGTGCGTAAACTTAATTGTATGATTTTTTAAGATGGTTAATGAAGAACTCATTAATTTTAATTACTTTATCAACTTTTTTAATAATGTCTTTTTTATCTTGATATCTTTCAGGATGTAAGAAAGCATCAAACTTTGTGTTTTCTAATTGTCTTTTAATACGATATAAGTCTTTTAAGTCTGTTTTAGTGTCTGTAATAAATTTTCGTCTATATTTTGTTCTTTCTATTTGTTGTTGATATTTTTCGTATTCAATATCATCCATTTTTTGTTGCATATACTCAGCGTATAATTCACTATCATTTCCTACTTTACTCATTAAACAATACCTCCTGTACTGTATGTATGCCTATGCAAACAGCATCTGCATTAGTTAACGTAATTTTATGTTCATCACCTGCCCAATTTTGTGCAAGTGCTTTAAAATATCTTTTTCGTTCTTGATAATCTTTTGGAATAGATTCTTTACCTCCACCAATAGTAAGTTGCCATTCTCTAGGTAATACTCTTATTATTTCACACCCAAAGGAAGCCGCTATACCTAACCACATTCCATAGTTTTTACCAAAAGCAAAAGCACCTCTTTCATACGGACGACTCCATACCCTTTCAATTACGACTTTAGGTGTCGATTCGGAACTAATATCAATTTCATTACGAGTTGTTGATACAGAGTCGCCCATACATTCTTTAAATACTTCTGCTAAATCATTTTCGTCCCTGGAGGATGGACAATTACTGGTAGATTGGAGGTATATGTGATTACGATGGTATTCGAAAACAGCAATCGCTCCATTCCATCCAGGGTCTATACTTAATAGTTTATTTGTTTTCATTATTCCTTATACTTAGACATTACACTAATAGCTTCTGTTCTATCAAAGTAAACGCTACATTTATCTCCATTGAAGCCCATAGTATAACTACCTAATTGACCATATCTAGCCTTTTGACAAATAATCTCAGACTCATATCTATCATTTTCTCTATCATCTACCGCATAAGGATAGTAAACAAAGAACGCCGCTTCAGCAGTTTGTTCAATTACACCACTTTCCGCAAAGTCTGATAGTTTTGGTCTAGGGTCTATACGTCTTTCAATTTCCCTATTTAATTGAGATACTAATATAGCACTACAATTGATTTTCTTACAAATCCACTTATAATCTAACATAATATCTTCAATTTCAAAACGTCTATCTTTATTACTACTATTATCTGTACGAATAAGTTGAATATAGTCATCAAGAACAACATCTGGTTTCTCTTTAGCTATCTCTTTCATAGCATCTGCAAGAGTTTTACAATCATCGTGCATTATAAGATTTTTGTATTTTTCACCTAATCTTTCTTTTGCTAATGCAATCTTACTAATTTCAGTATCAATGTTTCCAGCTTTACGAATCTTTTCATAACTAAATTCTGGAAACTCCATAACTAATATCTTTTTCATCATTTCAACATTAGTCATCTCACGATTAAATAACATTACTTTAAAGCCTTGTTCTAATAATCGTTTTACAATATTAATTACAAGCGTTGTTTTACCGTGTCCTGGTCTACCACCAAGAACTGTAACTTCACTTCTAGTCATACCACCTGCTGCTTTATCAAGCTGTTCAATGCCAAATGGTATTAGATTACTACCTGTTTTCAATGTTTCTATTGTATCGCCAATAATATCTTCAGTTTCTACAGTTTTATTAGGTGTAGTATCTTTCAAATCTTCAATGGCTTTTTCGTGTTGATGAATAATTTCTAAGACATCTTTCTTATTATTCATACTTGCATTGAATAGTAATCTTGAACTATGAATTACTTTGCGTTGTATAAATTTCATCCATACGTCTTTAGCATAGGCTTCAACGTGATGGGTATGTGGAACCATTTCTGTTAATCCACTCAAGAAATGTATTGATACATCTGCTTTATTGTCCTTTAGCTCTCCGCTTACTGTAACCAAGTCAATTGCAGTATCATTCTTGTATAGATTATGAAAAGCGTTCCATATTATTTTGTGTTTATCTGTGTAAAATGCTTCTGGGTTTCTTATATGTGTTTTTGCTTGTTCAAATAATTCATTTCCCTTTAATAGAATACAACCTAATACTGCAATTTCAGCCTCTTCATTTTTAGGCATTTCATGCATATCAGTTAGTTCTTTAAAGTCTTTCTTATCAGACATATTTCCTCCTAATCATCAAATAAGCTAATTTGTTCTTTTTTTGGTATATAATTTGTAATCACGATTTCATTCTTTTCTTCATCGCTATGTAATTGACCAGCATATTTAATTGATATTGTATCAATATTATAATATCTATACATTTCCCAAATCTCAGGTCTATCATCATAAGATACCATAAACTTTCCCCCGCCTTTATCTATATTGTCGCAGATTTGTTTTAAGTCTATATGGTCTTGCTCTGTAAACGAATGTATGTAGTAATCATTTCTATCTGTAGCCGCCCAATAAGGTGGGTCCAAATACCACATATCATCTTCATTTGGTTTATACTTGTCAATTAACTTTCTAAAATCCATATTTTCAATAAATACATCATTTAGCTTTTTTCTACTTGCTTCTAAGCCATCCAGTATTTCATCATTCCATTTAGCCGCATTTGATAGTGGCAAATATGGGTTTTTGTTAAAAGCAGTTTTTAATACAAAAAAGTATGATGCCGCTCTTTTGTAATCTGGATATTGTGTTAGTGTTGTGTTGTGTATCTCTTTTCTAAAGTTTTCGTGAAGAGTTCTAGATAACAGAATGTGTTTACAATAGTATCTAAATTTATCGAAATCCTCCGCAACTGAAATATACAAATTAATTATATCATTATGCAAGTCATTTAATATATTTATTTGCGCTTTGTTTTTGCGGAAGAACATACTCCCACCACCAAGAAATACTTCAATATATCGTTTATGACTATGTAGCATAGGAACAAGTTGTCTTGATAAAGAAAACTTACCTCCGTAATATGGAAATATAGTTGGACAATCATCTTTCATTAATCCCTCCAACAGTTATCACATAAAGCATCACCGCTTTTGTGTTGACTCCAAAACATTTGGTCTTTTTCGTTCATATATTCCCACCAATTTAAATCATCTGAATATTCTAATACACCACATTCATCACAAGTATTTAAATCAGTGTTATCTATTATATAAGATATTGCTTCAGATATATGTTTTGGATTATTACTTCTTGTTTTTAATCCTACCATATCTTTTTCAACTATCATCTTTAACCTCTTCTAGTTCAGTATGACCAGATTCATCCCAGCTTTTATTATCTAAACCATGCATTTTTAGCCACATATTTTTATATGATGAATTACTTTCTACACCTACTGGTAAACAAGAAGTACATATTCCTTCTTTTTTAAGTTTCTTTTGACGTTTTTCATCCATACCAATGTGTAAAGCACCTGGACCATTACCTTCATCATCCATTCCTACAAAGAATGCATCACCTTTGTCTGTAACAAATACTAATCCAGTTCCTTCTTCTGGATAGTCTTCATCCCATTCTTGCCACCATACATTTTCAATAGTTCTACCCATAAGTAATTTCTGTGCTGAATCATACCACATTTTAGTTCTATCGTATTTTTGTTTTAATGTTTCTTCCATATTTTCCTCCTAAAATATGTATCTTATTTCTTGCCACGGAACGTGTCGTTTCATAGCATTACGAAATGCGTTTATATAATGTCTTTTAATATCGTGTTTATATCTGATATTACGACCTCCATATTGACTTGTTTTAGCTTCTTGCAATTCACTTCTCCATAATAAGTTTTCGCCTTCTACGCCTTCTGTAAGATTAAACTTATGCATATCTTCGTTGTGGGTTAAGAAAATGCATTCTGCCTTTACTTTATGCTTAAACAAGTTATGTACGTGCGTATCTACTAAGTCAAATAATTCTGCATATGCTTTTTTAGAATTTTCATATACTATTATTGGTGAGTAATTTACGTGTACATCATAACCAGCTTCTATAAAATCATTAATAGCTTTTATCCTATCTATAATTTTACTTGTTCCTGGTTCTAGTTTATCAGACAACTCTTGTGGCATTAGACTAAATCTAATACGAACTTTCTGTAAAGGGTTGAAAGATAATAAGTCATTGTTTACATATTTTGTTGCTGCAGTACCCATAATCTGTTCGTTATGTTTAAATACACCAAACAACTTTTTCCAATCGTGATACTTTGCGTGTAATACATAATCTTCATTGCAACTAAAATCATATGTATAATATGTTTCGTGTGTTTGATTTGGTGTTTTTGGGTAAGGTAGTGTAATACTGTGTTGTATAATAGCTTTTATTATATCATCTGTATTATCAGCAATCGTTACACCAGACTTTACGTGTCTTCTCATATAACAATAATTACATTTAAATAAGCAACCGTATCCAAAACTAGGTGTAATAAAATCACTACTTCTACCAGACTCTCTAATTAACATAGATTTACGATTAACTCTTTTTATCATTAGAATATTTCCTTTGCGTATAAGAATGCTTCATCAGCCGTCATATTATCCATAGCATAATCTGCCTGTTTATCAGACCAACCATCTAAATCACCCTGCGTATTAGCCGCACATTGTAACATATGCTGTTCAAATTGATTTCTCATTTCATCGTAATCATATATTCTAATTCCGTTTTCATCTGTTCTATAATTTAGCTTAATAGATATAAATTCCATTTTATTTTCCATTTTCCCTCCAAGAATTTTTTAATTTATCATCAACTTTTTTCATTTTTTCTACTATTTTTTGATATTTATTAGTATGAAAAATTATATTATTTTTATTCAAGTGTCCTTCGTGTTTAATACTCCACGCAGTATTTTGTTTAGTATCTTGTATTTCTTGTTTCGTTGGTGTATATGAGATAGGATATTTATCTACACCATCTTCATAAAACTCAGCTTCCCTCAAATCAAATATTTTTTCTGGACTTGTTTCTTCTTGACAACTATCACACCAATAACTGCTATCGTCTACAAAATCTACAAGTTTTTCTGTATTAATATTTACCCAAGCACTTTGAGAAACATTTTCGCTTTTACAAGATTTACATACAAATTTACTTGTCATACATCCTCCTCTACGTGTTCTACTCTAAATTGTTCAATCCAAGTAGATTGATAAGTAGCTCCATATTTTCTAGGTAATCCTGCAAATATCCACCAAGCACGTCCGTACTTTTGTGCATTTTCTTCAGCTATCTTAAGACCCTCCTCACTCCACGGGTCTACAAATTTAAAGTCTTTTAACCTTTCTTCAAAGCTTTTTTTTGTTTGCATTTTTTTATATGAAGGGTGCGATTCTTTTTTTAATTTTCCTTCATTTCTACGTTGCCACGCTTGTTCTCTACTATTTAATTTCATTTTATCTCCAAAGGTTTAGGGTAATAATACCTCACGGTGACGGCTTTACATATTACCCTGTTATGTAGCTAGTTTCGGTTTCCATGGACTTTATGCAAGACTCACCTTCTGTTGCTACTTCTAATTTTTTAGAAAGATTCGCTTCAAATTTGAGCTCTAACTCTGTCCCCAACCGATTATATTAAAGGTATCGCCCTAGGGTTCGGTCCGTCATTGAGTTTTACAATATGGTATTTCTCCATATCAACTTTCTAATTCTTTAGGCGGCTTATAAACTCTAGAGTCTACTGGCTAATCCATCACCGCCCAATTTAACTACAGAATAAGGCAAAACCTTGTGTACCTGGTATTAAATAGTTATCGGCTTCAACTATCACAAGGAATGATTATATGTGCGTCTTCTGTAGTTTTACTAGCAAGAGAATAGACTTTGTAGAGAGGGTCACGCTACGTTCTCTATATGACTTCTGTACAGTAGCCAGTCTCTATCAAGTGGTCTATATCTCAGGGACCTTTTACGTTTCAGGAACCTACGCTCTTGCTAATCTTGTTATTGTAGGATATATCTGATTTTCCATAATATGAACAGATTCTCTATCACGATTTGTAGAATGTGTGGACACATATGTAGCCGCATTCAATAAATCCCAATAATTATTCATATCGTTATTCAAAACATATCTAGTAAACTCTTCAAGGTATACACTTGGCATAAGTTTACTCATTTCAATAATATGTCTTTTCTTTAACTTGGTATTAATCAGATTAGGAAATTCTGTTTCAAAGATTTCCACTAACATACCTACTGTTCGAGAAATATTATCCTCTAATTGGTCAATACTAGTGTTACTATTTTTATGTACTGCTTTTTTACTAGTCAATACATTACCAATAGTTAAACCATTTAAACAAACCAATCTAAATGCACCACCCATAATATTAACTGATGTGCTACCATCATAACTATTAGAAACAATTAATTGTGGATTAATTAAATCGCCTTTGTTTACTTTTACTTCAGTTTTAGGAAAGTTCCACTTCCAGATAGCACGTTGTCCACCAGAAAATGTTTTGGCTTCTACGAGTTCTGTTTGTGTACCTCTTAAAACTTTTTGAACTTTGTTGACAACTGACCTATTATCAACAACTTTATATTCTTCAGTCATACAAGACAATACATCTCCTGTATCTTCTCTTATGATGAATTTATGACCTGTACCAGTTACTAAAGTTCTTTTCTTTCCTTCAGCTTTCATAAATGTCGCTGGAACTTCTTTAACTGGAAATAGGGTTTCCTCCATTGCTACTATAGACATTTTTATACTCTCCTCTTTCTACTTTTACTCTTTTTGGTGTTTTACCAAAACGTTTAATTTCATTTTCTAACATCTTAGTTCTATTTGCGTATCCATCAATAATCATTCTTTGCAAATAAGCAAATCCTTTGCCTTTATATGCGTGTTCATCTGTTATATAATTATGTATAACCTTTTCAACTGCATCATCAGGTATCTTTGATATTGCCTGTAAGAAATAAAATGTTTTCTGGTTATCTTTATCAGAAGGTATTTCTTTTCTAATTAAGCGTATCACATCTTTTAATTTTTCGTTATGTGTTCTTGCTTCTATTAGTTCGATAATTCTTCTTTGTGGATTATATTTTCTTCCGTTAATATGTCCACAACATTCACATTTCATAATGGTTTTACTTCGGTTTTATTAGACCAAGTATGTTTACCGCTATAATAAGAATCGTGCATATTATACCACTCATTATTTATTTTACTCAAAATAACTACATCGCAATTAATTCCCTTATCTACTAACATTACGGTAAGACCATTTACTTCACATTTACTTCCAACTGGTAAGTCTTTTAAATATACTAATCCTTTCTTTGGAACTGGTTTCCATTCAGTCATCGCATACCTCACAATTAGGATTTACAATTGATAAATCCATTGATTTTCTACTATCTAATAATTGACGTTTTCTTCTTTCAGTCTTTACAAGTTCTTGTATTACTAAGAAATCATCTGTTAGTTTTTTAATTGGTTGTTTGTGTTCACCATTTAAGGTGGTGTTTGTTAAGCATTCTGCAAGTAAGTTTATTTCACTATCGCTTAATTTAATTGTTATTACTGCTTCGTTCATTGCGTTTTTCCTTCGCCCATTCAATTTGCACAATATCGTCTATTAAATCTTTTTCACTAGAACCAATATCCAAACTATCTTTTATTCGTTTTATGATTCCATTCCAAACAGTATTTACACGCAACAATTCTTGTGCTTGTTTAAGTTTATCCAAAATTCCTCCTTTTATACGAGGGCTCTAAGTAGCCATACCAGTATTTACATGACCAGGAATATCCTGGTTAATCTCAATACGTTGAACCCTCATATAAATTACATTTTTTACATTATATTTCAAAGAGATAAATGAATCCATCAGATATATTTCATTGTTTATGTGGAGTTTCGCTACCATAGAAGCTCTCTTTAATATTAGACTTGGGGTCTGTTATATATGAAGATAATCAATTGATTATAGTTCACCGACCCCGCTGTCTAGTAATTAGAATGGTAAGTCATCTGCTTCCAATTCATCAGAACTAATGCGTTCTCCGTCTTCCCACTTATGTACTTTACCTACTTTAAGTGATGAACGAGTTTCGCCATCTGCATTTTTGAACTCAGTATTGACTAACTGAATTAAACAAGGTAAACCCATTACATCAGCTTCTTCAACCATTTGTAATTGCGTATTACCATTGTCGTCTTTACCAAAAGCCATACCAATACTTGCGAAGAACTCAGCATAACGTTTGTTTTTCCAAGAATCTTCTTCAGATAAGTTTGGTGTTAACCATATACCTTTATCAGTACGATATTCCTTGCCTACAGCTTGTTGTCCAGTAACACTAGCACCTGTTGGTACTAATTTACCATTGTTATCTTTCTGCTGTTCAGCAAACTCAATATCTTTGGCTTCTTCTGCTACTTTAAAAGTTACATTAAATACATATGCACCATTATATTCTTTTGACTCAAACTTGCTAATATGAGCTGGATATGTACCTTCAGGTATTGGTTTATATGTGTTTTTACTTTCATTGTATATTGCATTTTCTATCGGTTTCATTTAGTGTCTCCAGTTTCAGTTGTGGTATATTCTTGAAATAAAGAATTTACCTTTGTTTTTAATTCAAGCATTTTTTCGCTGTATTGTGCTTTACCTAATCCATCAAAATAGAGTCTTGGAGAAACCCAAGTTCCATCTGCTGTTTCAATAAAACGTGTTGTACTTCTTCTAGAATTAGAAAACGCACCATCTTTTTCCATTTCGTCAAAAGTTTCTTGGTCTATTTTCCCAGCATCTAGCATCGCTTTTGCGTCTTCACGAGTAAATTTACCCATCTTGGTCTACCTCCATTGGCTCTTCTATCGCATAGGATAGATAGCTTTGGTTAATATTTAAGTTTAGATGACCATTACGTGTACCACCCCACATAACAAATGTCATTATTGGTTTTCCGTGATATAGCTTTGTACCAGTAAAGGTAGCTTCACGAAATTCTTTACCATCATTGACACCTATTGTGTATTTTGCGTTTACTTTGTATACATCATCTCTATAATTGTCTGTATTGTTGATTTCTTCTAACTTCATTTTGCACCTACCTTATTAGCTTTGCGTTTCAGTTTTGCATACGCCGCTTTAAAGTTAGCATCATTGATAGTTTCATCACCAATTTGTTCAATTACTTTTGCCTCTAACTCTTTATCGTCAATTATTTTCAACAATCCAAAGATTGATTCATATTGCTCTTTATTTAATTTATCAGGAGCTGTTGGCAAATCTTCACCAGCATAGATATACAATCCTAATCCATGTAGTGCTATTGCTTTTGCTAAACAACGTTGTATTGCTGTGTTTATTTGAAAAGCATTAGGTTCTAATACAGTTTTATTTGTATGGTCTAATACTGGGTGTACTTGAGTTCTTCGTATTCCTTCTACATCTACTGATACTTGTACAAATGCACCAGCTTCAGTACGCATATAAGGTGTTTCTACGCTGTTATCAAAGAAAGTATGTACTTGCCAAGTTGCTTCTGGAAAGTGCTGTAGTAATACTCTTACAGCCCAAGCCCAAGAAAGATAGCTAAAATTACCTTTCTTCTCAATGTGTTCTTTGACGTCTATTTTACTTAGTACTTCAAATACGTTATTCTGTTTCATTGTTACCCCATTCTTTTTCAAGTGTTTCATAATTAGATAGCATTGCAAACCAAGTTTCCTTGTCGCAACCTCCTTCTACTCTTGCTGCTGGACTCATCATATTATGATTTCCAGACTTCTGCACTTCTAGAAATGAACGCCATTCAGTTTCATAAACAACTACATCTCCAAAAGTTTTACTATTTACGTTTGCCATCGTGTTTACCTTCTTTCTTTGTTTGATTTACGAATAGTTTTAATCGTGTTGGTAATACTGCTTGGTAATTACATACTGCACAGCATCTTCCATTTTTTATTGGCTCTGCGTTGAATCCATAAGGATTTCCTAATTTCTCTCCACAAAGACAACAATTCTTAGGATTCTTATATGTATCAAGCGTCATATGCATTCCCAACCTGAAGTCTTCTAATGCGTTCAGGCACTACAACATCATTATTACAACTTGTACAACATCTACCATCTGTAACTGGTTCAGCGTTGTGTCCCTCCGTCCAGTATACATCTCTTACTTCTACTCCTGTAGATGGATTTATCCTTGATAGTATTTGTGTATCTATATCTTGATGACAAATACTACATTCTTGTATCGTTACTTCTTCCACTAGATTTCCTCCTTTCTAGTGTTTAAATATTATATAATCCAGGACAATATTTTCCTTGGAACTCACAATATTTACATTCCCAATTATATACGGGAACATTTTCACTTCCAGGGTCTAGCATTTCTGCCTCACCCTTTATATTATCGCTTGTTTCATTTAAATCTGTCCAATAGTCGAAAGCCGCTTCCATATACATATTAGAAATTGGCTCTTCTTTCATTTGTGAATTATCTTTATTATACCACATAATGGATAATCTCACATCAGTTATATCTTCTTGGTTACCTAGTCCTATAGCATATGTAGCTAACTGTAACTCATAATTTGTACTAGGATTTTTGTCTGGATTTCTACCAAACTTCATACGCCATTTCCAAGCACCTGCGGTTTTAATATCATATACGTGTATCATTTCACCTTCACGATTGACAACACCAATATCTAGATGCCCCATTACATTGAGTTCAGGTATTTCTATTCTATGTTCTGTAAATACTTGTATCTCATCAGGTTTATCTACGTGTTCTTGTATGTCCCAATCTTTTAATGCTTGTTCAAAGTCTGCATGTACTAGAGTTCCTAATCGTAAAAGTCTTGCACTTTTTTCTTCTAAAGGCTCTAATGTCAAATCTTGTTGTCTATGCAACTGCTTTCTATAACAACTACCTGCGCTACTAGCACTAAACCACCCTTGATAATCTTTGTACTTTTCACGATTTTCTTTGTTTTTTTGTTGTAGATAATCGTTATATATTTTTGGAATATCTATCATATATTTCCTCCTAGAAATGTTTCTAAATATAGCAATATCAATAGAAAAAGTCAAGGTATATCCACTAAGAATATACCCCAACCTTTCGTTTACGCACCAAGTAAAACAAGTAGAGTGCTAACTATTAATTACTGCCCAATCTTGTAAGAAATATTGATGTAACAATGATTCATTTGTATCGTTTTCAATTAGATAATATCGTCCAAACGATTTTCCATTCTTAACAATACGCTCTGTATTAATGTTAAATCCATCTTCTCTAAGATTGTATATAATACCACTAAGTCTTGTAGCATTAAATTTTGTAAACGCTTCCATTGACGTGATGCGTCTATGTTTTTTTAAATGCTTTAAGATGCGATATTTTTGGCTTTGTTTATTTACCATATTTCAAACCCTCCAGATTGTTTCATAAATTCTGCAAATGATAACATACTTTCTTTATTAAATCCATAATAAGAACGCCAATCTCTTTGATTTGATAACTCATCATACTTTACTCGAAATTTCTTTGGATAGTTTATAGGAGCAAGTCCAGACTTTCCAGTCTCTTTTTCTACTTCTTGTTTTAACTTATCCATCTTTTTTTCTAGTTCTTTATTAATTTTATTTGCTTCAAGTCTATCATTTCTATTTGAGTCTTCTAATTCGTCCAGCGTACCATCTTTATCATGTTTAAAGATAATTTCTGCTATCTTTTTTGCTTGTTTACTTGAAACTGTAATTCCGTCATTATATTCGCCACCTTTACATATAGATTCATCTATAATTACTGGTTTTTTATTTCTGAGTAATTCATCGTGTGCAAAATGACAAATATAGCTCCAAGGTAATCTCCATCCCCAGACATTAAATCGATAATCGCTATATTGTTCTGAGCTTGGTTTTTTTGCTA